CTATTAGCACATACATTGAGGAAAGATCCACCTGCAAAACAATGATTATCTTCTAGGTAACCATCCTTTTGTAAAGACTTAACTAATCCAAGTATAGCATCTTCAAATGATCTTTGTAGATAATATGCTTTATCTTCTAAACTTCCTTGGATAGAATTAAATACCATGCGATAGTCATAAAAGTTTGCTACATTATGTCCGAAGTCATACTTTTCAATATCAAATAATTCTTTAGCATAATCATTAGCAAGTGTATATGGTTTAGGTGCATCTATCTTATTTCCATATGATGCAAGACCCATTATCTTTCCCTCTTTTGGTGTCTTGTCATCTGCATATTCTTTACCTATCTCTTTACACTTGCCCTCATATATCATCTTAGACCATTGGCAATAAAATTCTCCAAAAGAATTCTCACCAACATCGCCAGGCATACGGAAGAATCTAAAAATCTTTTTTCTCTTATTGAAATATCCTATACTATTATTTTCTCCACCACGAATATTACCAGTAGCAAAATCCCATAGTCCACTACCCAAACCATCCAATGTTAAAAAACTTCCACTATTAAATGGAGAAGTAAAAACAGTTGATGCTGCATGACATAAATGATGTGATAGATACCATACTTCTGCATGTGGAAATAGATCTCTTAATAAATTACTTGCTTCTTTTTCTTTACCTTCATACCAAATTTTTTTACTTGTAGTAGTAACTTCATTGTATAAGAAAATATTATTCCAAGGATATGTTGGAACATAACAAACTATATCTACATCATCTTTAGAATAATCTCCTAGAACATAATCAATAGACTTCTCTGGAAAACCACCATATTCTTTTACCCTATTCAAACGCTCTTCATTAATACTTCTAATATGATAACCATCTACAAATAAAGTAGCACCAGAATCATGACAAGCTATATCTTCTTCTAACTTGGATTCAGTTAAATATTCAAGTTTACCGTAGAGTCCTATAATTTTCATACTGTATAGTTAGTCAATACTAATTCTTTACGATCCATTTGTTCTAACATATATTTACCCACTGATCTCATGGTATATGTGTGATCAAATTCAGATGCATTCCAATTTACAAAACGATCACGAATTAACTGTGATGAATTATACGATATTATATGATCTGCACATGCGTCATCACAATCTGAAGCAAACTGATCATGATCAAACTTTTTATGCATAGCACCTTTTCTACCATACAGGTTTGATGATATCTCATATGGTGGATCAGAATATATGAAGACTGTAGGATCATCAGTTAAGAGATCTGTGTATGTACTATTAGTTATCTTCCAATGCTGAATTAATTTTCCATACTCTGCTAGTTTTTCAATTCCTCTATAAGAGAAATTAGATTCTGATGCCTGTGGAGAAAAAGAACTCGACTCAGTAAGACCAGAAAAACTACACTTATTGGTAACATAAAATGCTGCTGCTCTTTCTCTATTAGTTAATCCCTTATTGTTTATATCTTCTTTTGCTTGTTCAAATAATTCTCTAGCAGTATCTCTATCTGGATGCAAGTTTTTTATTTTCCAAACTGAGTTCTGCAATGCCTCACCATCATGTTGTAACTCCATCCAAAAGTTTGCTAATGGTTCGTATAAATCATTGACCCATACTTTAGTATCAGGAAATCTTTTAGTCCATTCTAAAGCAAACGAACCACCTCCTAGAAATGGTTCGCGAAATTCTTTGTACTCAGTTTTATTCCAAGGATAATAACCAAATAATTTCTTAACTGCTCTAGACTTTCCACCAGGATAACGAAGGGGAGTTTTCAATTGCTTCATGCTGCAAGTTCAAATAAAGTAGGTCTATGAAGAAAAAATTCTGGATAATGTTGATAGACTTGTTTACTATACTCTGCTGATACTAAACATGATCTAATATCAGTTCCTTCTTGTCTTCTTCGTTGTATAGAAGCTCTATCAAGACATGGATTTTTCATCTTTGCAAATGCACCATCAGGATTCGTTGTTAATCCTATGGTTGGAACTTTAAAGATGAGAGTCCTCCAACATGTCATTAAAACATGATAGAAAACATCAGTGTTTTCTTTTGTACGAGGAGGAGAGTTATTACCAGAAGTTTGGAATCTAAAGTCAAAGATTGCTCTATGCTTTATTATACCACGCTTTTTCATTCCGTAGTCAAGACTATGTTTATATACAACTTTTTTTACTTGTGCTCTCTCTAATCCTTCTTCCTCAATTACAAGATCAATTCCTTGATCTATATGAGGTATGGAATAGTTAATTTTGTTTCTTAGTAGATACATCTCTACTGCTTTTTCACATGCCCCACCATTAAAAGAGTGATCACAATTTTTAGCATTAAAATCTTTTATTATTTCTCCTTCTAATAGAGGAGGCATTACTGGAACTATACGAGACATAATATTATTCTCCAGACATTTTAGCAACTAACTTGTCTGCTAAAGCATCAATCTCTTCATCAGTTGGAAAGACAGGATAGTCCTCAGGATCCTGTTCTATACCCATATCAGAAAGATATTCGTATCTTCTTTGTGCTTCAGAAAAACGATTCTGAAGTCTGTTTTCTGCCATTGTAAGGCACTCCATACGGAGTTCGTAAGGATTACGAGCCATGGTTTTTAACTGTAAGTGTTTGAGTTTGTATTTGTTTGTGTGTATGTAAGATATTTCTTACACTTCAAATACTGTATTATATATACAGGTTTAGTAAGTTTCCTGACTAATTGTTTCCCAAATGACATAATCATCAGGATCAAGATCCCTTAAGAATTGTACTCCTTCATCATCATAATCCTCTGGTTTAGGAACAGGTGCATAAAATCCTCTTGGTTGCATCAAACGCTTTTGTATCATGATAGAAATAGTCTTATCAAACCATGCATCTAATGAGGTTGATAATTTTCTATGTGAAGTACCAACATAAATTTGTCCTGCTACTACAGAACATGTAGCAACACCCCAGAACAGATAATAAAATCCACTCTTAACTTGGTTGCGTAATTTGTTTGTTTTAGTAGTCATAATTTTTACTTGAACTTACATTCTACCATAATTTCAGTAAGACATGCAAGCATGTTAATTTCCTGATCTGCTACGAATGCCATCTGATATTGATACTTAGCAATAATAAGCACAGCAGCAGCAATACTAGGACCGTCAAGGGATGTGTATAAAGCATCGTAGATACGACGGAAGAGAAGATTAGGATCATTATCCAAATTGGAAACCGTCCACTTCCGAACCGATGGGAAATCCTTCTCTTTGAGTTTCTTAATGAGATCATTTACTTTTACATCTGAAAATTCTGCAAGGATTGCTGAGTCTATTATACCACCAACAGAGTATCTTTGGCATTCATTTAAGACTCTTCTCCAGTCTGGAAAGTGCTTGTTAATTAATTCAACAATAACCTTCTTATCAGATTTAATTTTTTCTACATTTAATATTTCGTTGAGTCTTTGGAAAAATGATGCTGCAATTTTCTGCTTCTCTTTACCTTTGATACCAAACTCTACAACAGCACATCTAGAATGTAATGGTTCTATAATTTTATTCTTGTAGTTACAAGTAAAAATAAATCTACAGTTGTTATAAAAAGACTCAATGTTTGCTCTTAATAATAACTGTACATCATGTGTTGTATTGTCTGCCTCATCAATAATGATTACCTTATGAGTGCTAGTTTGTGATAGAGAAACAGTTGATGCAAAATTCTTTGCCTGATTTCTTACAGTATCAAGAAACCTACCTTCATCAGATCCATTAATAATAATGTAGTCACATGATAATTGTTCACAAAGTGCTCTTGCAATAGTTGTCTTACCACATCCTGCAGGACCAGCAAGTAATAGATTAGGTATCTCACCTTTATCTACAAACTTCTGAAAAGTATTCTTTATACTATCAGGAAGTATACACTCATCTATAGTCTTGGGTCTATACTTTTCGACCCAAAGAAATTCAGTTTTCATTACAAAAGATTCAATGAAATAATAATACGATCTTGGTCACTATCATGTGGTGGTGCCATATGCAACAAACCACTTGGGAAGATTACCAAGTCACCTTCTTCAACTGCAATAGAACTAGTATCACGACTACCAGATTCTGCTGCAAATGGTGAAAAGAACAAAGTACTTTTATGTACCTCTGGGTTTATTCTAGCATAAAATACACAAGAATAACCAACAGTGCCATGATCATGAGGAACATGATAATCTCTGCTCTTATATCTTTGACACCACAGACCACTTACATGAGTAAATTTGTACTGAGAAATTTTTAAAAATTCATCTAGATACGGTTGTGTAATCTTTAAAAAATCTTCGGCATATGGAGGTGCTGATTTATCAAAGTAGTCTGTGTAATCAATATGCGTATGTGGAATACTATTGTTAAAGGGAACCATAGACAATATACGGTTCCCTTCTTTTTTCCATTCAGTTATATTAACCTTATGGATGTAAACAGTAAAGAGTGGTAATGACTCAATCGGCATATGTTGAATCTGGTTCCAACGCTATGAAGTAATCTAGATTATACTTGCTATTGGTAAACTTAGCAAGATTCTTTCTAGAAATTTGAACTTCATATGAACCAGGAATCAACTTGATATTTTCAATCTTGAAATTAAATTCAAATATACTGTCGGTCTCCCCAACAACAAGAGAAAACTCATTGGAGTTATCATTCTTCTTGTCACGAACTGTCAAAGTAATACTCTTTGCATTACCAACAGCAGCAAGATCTGGCAACTGATATATTGAAGATGCCTTTAGCAACTTCTGAAGTTGAATACTATCTAACTGGAATGATACATCAGGGTTAGTTAATTCAATACCTTTCTCTGGTGGAGATATGATCACATCGGGATCAGCAAAAGCAAATTTTACTTTAGTTGTCTCACCTTCACGAAGAATCATATAAGACTCATTCCTAAGATCGATGTCTGGGTCATTCATAAGATTGACACCATTTAAGAACTGTGGGAGATCATATATCCCAAATTCTTTTTCAAAGTTTTCATCAACTTCTGCCTCTGCAAGGATGTTCTTCATCACAGATATTGTGCGAAGTTTAGATCCTTTTTTAACCAAAATAGATTGATTAATAGAAGAAAAGTTTTCTAAGAGGTCGATAGTTTTTTCAGATAGTTTCATATCCATTGGTTAAGAGTCCTTGTCTAATTCTTCAAAGTGGTATAATAATACAGCATAGTGTATTATCTTCTGTATGTCAAGTTTTGCAGTTCCTTTTTTATCATATCGAGATGCATACTTAAGTATGTTACTACGACAGAATGCTGATGCATCCCCAACAGAATCAATAAGATCTAGAGTTTGTATTTTATTAGAGTAATGTTTGGAATATGTTTTTCCAATATACTCTTTCATACTATCTAATATCTCATCTTCGTTGTACTTGTACTCAGGAGATCCTTCAGCGATTGTGTATGTTGATTCCCCTTCAGTGAAATGATGCATATACATGTCATCTATATCTGCAGGTTCTTCTGGTGGCCATGGCGAACCAGGAGTCCATTCAAACCCACCAGATTTTTCAATCCATTCTAGATCATCATCATCATTCATAAGTGGGTAATCCTCCTCAAAGGTTCCGTCTAGTATAGATGCTGCTAGACTCCATGCATTTACCATTATATCACTCCTAAGTGTTTGAGTCAACCTGTATGTTGAATATATTATAACTCATAGTTATCCTAGTAACATCACTTGTAAATGGATATACAGTATGTTTTAACTGTGCAGGGAATACAAATATATCACCTGTCCTAGGAACTACTTTATAACTTCCAGTATACATGTATCCAGAAGGACCGTCAATAAATTCTAACTGACCAGGACAAGGCATATTAGTTTTGTCCTTAACAGCATCAGATTCTTCTTCTATCTCTTTGGGAACATCAATCATTATAACAGAAGAAAGTTCACCACTGTGAACATGAACAGGATTGAATTCATTTTTCTTTTGAAAATTCATCCAAGGACCATTACCACAATTAAAAGTAAGTCTTGACATTGGTGGATCTGGTTGTCCTAACATATCTTGATTTCTTCTTTGTAAACATCCTGCCATATACCTAAAAATGTGAGGATAAATTTCCTTCACAAATCTATCAGGATCAAGTTCACATTGTAATTGATCATCTATATTACCTGCTAAATCCCATCCAACATTTTCATTTTTAATTTTTGTTTGGATAGATGCATCAACAAGAAAATTTAAAAAGTCCTCTGATATCACTTCATGTAATATCAAAGGACCAAAAGGTTTAATTAGCATCTTCAGATTTAAGATCTACATCTGCATCTACCTTATCATATAAGTCAAGGAAAGCAGACTTTGTTTCATCATCGAAACGATTTAAGCAAACTTGGATTGCTTTGAGTTTGTCACCCCAGATAGCATAGGCACGAACAATATGAACTAACCTACGAGTTGAGATGATCTCATCAACACCACCATCAAAGAATGTCTTACGAATGATGTCTGCCCAATCTACTAGATGCTTGCAGAATGGAATATCTTGACACTCTTTCTCAAGAATCTTTTGCTCGATAGAAACACTAGGATATGATTGCTCAAAGGTAACAGGGAATCTCTCAAGGAATGCTTCGTTAAGAACATTGGTACCGATGAATCTACCATCGTCAGAACCTTTACCTTTTGTGTTAGCAGTAGCAATAACATTGAATCCCTT